TGTGAAACAGTGTGTTGAAGCCGCTGAAGCATTTGAATTGGAGCGGCGGGAGAGGAAGGGGGGGGGGCAACCTCTTATACCCGATGATTTAAAATATTGTTGTTCAGATTTAAGGAGAACTTGGCAGAGTCTTTCTGCTTTCAATTTACAGAGGGAAAGCAGAAAGCAGGGGTATGTAAGCGAAGGTATAACGATGCTTCCGTATATGCACGAATTTGAATACAAATCTATTCTACCCTATGCGGTGGATGATGTTTTCCTTACGAAAGGGTATTTAGCGGCGGCCGGTAAATTTTTAGGAAGATTGGCGACCTTGACAGAGACGGGCAGTCTCGCGGTGGCTGGGGTTTCGGCTGGCGTTGCTGCACTGGGCCTTACGGCTGCTGCCCCCGCGATTGGACCGGCGCTAATGGTCGCTGGCGCCGCCGCCGCACCCGCAATGGTCGATCAATTTTCCACAAGAGCCGAAGATCAACCCCATGAGGAGGGATGGTGGAGGGATGTAAAGGGATTGGGCAAGAGGTTTAAACCTTCAACTTTTAAAAATAAAACCGAGGTTCGTCGTAGGAGATTACTGCCGCGCTGGCAGAATAAGAAGAAGAATCAGGGGGGAGGTAGTATTATCGCCAGAGGAGCAATAGGCAGGCCAGGAAAGGATCAATTTTTACGGGGTCAGGCTACCGAAAATAGGAGTAAATTAAGAGGTGAAGGAGTATTCGTTGGAACAGAATTTACAGCAGAGATACCACAATTAAATACAGTTACAGTAAACATGGATTTTTATAGATGGATGAAATCATCTGATCCCGTACTTCAAGAATACAGATATACTTTTTTCGGTATTTTAATTGAATGTAATAATCATATTCCTACTAAAGGATTAAAGTCAGAGGATTTAAAACCCAGTGACCCCAAATTTTTAGCTTCATTCAGGAGAAGTTACAATTCAATGGGCAGTCAACAAGAAAAAGTGAACAGAGGTCTGGCTGAATTGAATTCAGGTGGTTGCCGTATTAAATTGATGAAAGGGGATATTACAACATTTGGACCCGGTGTAATCAGTGGAACAGAGAGTAAATTAACCAATAAATTCGCTATCGTGAATGCTGCGAGTGTCCGTGTTGTCGGCTCCGGTGCGCGAGGTGTTGATAAGTCAATCTTTGAAAAAGCGGGGGGTCATGACAGTGAATTAGAAAAACAAAGAATAGTATATAATCAGGTACAAGGGGAAAATTTAATTCCAGGTAGTGTATTCACAACAGAATCAACCAATGATAATTATGGAGATATTAGAGTAAAACATATTATACACGCGATACCACCAGATTTCCGATGTATTACTATTCCCGACCAAGGGAATAAATGCCATGGGTCTAGTAGTAAAGAAGATTGTATTCGGTTATTACAGAAAGCTTATCAGGATTCGATCGCCGAGGCTGTAAGATTGGGGGTAGAATATTTAGCCTTCCCGATATTATCTGGATCCATTTTTAAGGGGGAAATACCATTTGAGGAAGTAGTTAAAGTAGCAATCGAGACCATCAATAAAACAGACAAGGGGGGAATAAAAGTAATATTCATTTATGGATATTTCCCGGAGGATTATCAGATTTTAAAAGAAGTTTTGGCGGGAATTGTTGTGGGAGGGCAGGGTGGAGGATATAGAAAAACTCATAGAAAGAAAAAAAGAAAGAAAAATAAGAAAACACGCAGAAAGAAAAAAAGTAAGAAAACTAAGAAGAAAACTAAAATGAGAAAGAAAAAAACTCATAAAAGAACTAAAAAAAATAAAAAGAATAAAATAAATCCTTAATCGAAATCTAAACGCACAAGAACATTATTTCTAGAAAGACCTCTTGTCGCCGAAAGAGACAATTCCTGTCTTTTCTTTCGTTTACCCTCTTTTTTCATAAGAGATCCTTGTAATTTCATTTCTTTTAAACAACTATTCATATCATACTCAATTTTATCTTTATGAATAGATATGAAATCAACTATTAAATGATTGATAGCCCATTTAAAAAAATTAAGTTGACCAATAGTCGTATCAATTACTTTCCCCTGACACATAAAATTAATACGATTTCTTCTACAGAATGGATCGAATCTTTTCTTGGAATATGCTCTCAATTGTGATTTATAAGATTGGAAGACATTAATATTAGAATGTAATTTATTATTTTCATCTAATGTAAATATATCATCATCTCTTTTATAGATATTGTAATAAATATTATTCTTTTTAGAATAATTGGTGATAAACCAATCAACCGACCTTAATGAAATATTCACATCATTATTTAAGATGGATAATAATCTCTGCCCGTTGTGGGGTATATTGTAGAAATCTTTTAATGAATTTAAAAGGAGAGTTTCGTTGATCATATTTTTAAATAGTTTTTTATATAAAATCTTTAAGTATTTTGAACGCGTTTAAATTTTATTCGTTCAATATAACTTCGTTTAGCATTTCTTGTAACCTTTCACAACACAATAATGAATCTTCTTATCATAAAAATCTGTAGCTTTTTTAATATTTTCTTTCATATTCTTAGATTTATTAAAGACTTTCTTTTTTATTTTTTCGTTATTTCTTTTAAATGTGACAACATTATTCTCTTGCTTAATGTGAAATTTAAGTTTATCATTCGCTCTTTTTGTCTTTTTCTTCTTTTTAGAATTCTTACTATGAGTTTTAAGGACTTTATCGAAATGCTGTTCTCTCATTATTTTACCATTAGATGAAGACATTTTAGATTTAGTCATTGAAATACCCTTCACACCAGCGGCGACGGCGCCAGTTGCCGCTGCTCCTGCACCGAAAACACCTAAACCACTTAAGATAGGAGAGATACATGGTAAACAGAGAGCACCCCCCTTTTGTTTTTTAGAAGATTTCTTAGATTTTTTCCCTTTTATACAACTATTAGTTTTAGGATTCCAAGTTTTTCCATGAATCTTACAGAACTTACGGGCCCCCCTCGCATATGCAGATGGAGAACAATTATGACATATTTCTTCGCTATTTAATTTACCTGTTTTTTCGTTCATAATTTTACCGAAATATCCCTCGTTTTTTTCGAAATCTTGTTTATATTTACCGCCTCTTAAATAATTAAATTGTCTCTGAGTTAATTTCTTCTTTAATTTCTTCTTAACCATTTTTATTCTATATTCTAGTATAGAAAATAAATGGAAACATGGATCTTTTATGGTATGATTTCAGCTGTATTAATAGCAATGCGAGATTATTTTACTACTAATCACACTAGTAAATATACAACGACCGAACACTTGTTTTATTATTATTTAGTATGCGCGGCATCTATATCCGCGTATGTGTGTTATAAAAAGTTTAATAAGAAAGAAAATTTTAAACTTATAGAGAAAAATGATTTATGGAAATACATATTAGTAGGAGTATCGAGTGTTATGATAATTACTCCTTGCGAAGTAATGTCTATAAGATCTGCTAAAAACCCAGGGAAAGCGAGAGCACTAACTAATATGAATTTTATAGTTTTATTTTTAGTTAGTGTTTATTTCTTAAAGAGTGAAAAAATGACTCCTAAAAAACTAGGAGGAATTGTATTAACACTTTTGGGTGTCTTTATGATAGTTTAAATAGTTTATTTTACTTAGTGAGCCAATAAATACCCTGTAAATAAGCATCAGATAAATCGTCCTTCTTTTTAGATTCTTCGAATTGGTCTCTAAACTTCGGATCAATTTTAAGATTTTCTTCTATCATTATTTTACAATATTGAATTCCTAAAAATTTAGTTTTTTTATATTTATCCTTTATTTTACATTCAACCGGATCTCCTTTATAAGCTTTTAATTTATTTCTGGCATTTATCATTTCAATATTATTAATAGGACTATCCATATTCGTAACACCGTTAATCAAGAAATAAGAATAAACAATCATTTGAACCGTTTTCATTGTGGGATTTTTTAAAGCGGGTTGATTCTCTATTAAAACATGATCCACTTCTAAAAAATTCTTTTTCTTTTTTAATTCTTGTACTATATTTTCACCTAAACGCAGAACTGGATTTTTTTTTTTAGGAATTGTTTTCTTTTTAAGATCACTATAACATTTTAACTGTTTATGAGAAGAACATAATAGAAAATCATTATCACAGATAAATTTAGCAGATTTATCACATTGTTTCCCTGTTTTCGCGTTACAATGAGAACAATGAGGATCTATAGAAACATTTAAGATACCCCAATCATCAATGGTTTTATCATCCGAATCTATCAAGCAATAAGCTAAATTCTTAATGCCAATATCAAATGATAAAACTTTCATAGATAATATATCATATATAAACTTTAAATTAATATTTACCTTTCATAACTTTATTGAATGTCCCAATTGAAATCTGAATGTGATCTTCCAACTCTAACTTCCTTAAACAATTCGTTTTAGTTATTCGTTTTTCTTCAACATCTTTCTTGTATTTTAAAATATTCTTGATGTCTTTCTGAGAATATTTTTTCTTATTATTTTTCTCCAATAAGACTTGTTTTCCCTCTATGTATTCATAATTTAATTTTACACCTTGACTACTCTGAATATATCCATGAATTCTAAGATTTTCATTATGGACCTTATGATGACAAGATTCACAGAGAGGAACTAAATTATGTTTCATATTTTTATGAAAATGCCCGATAATATTATTTTCATCAGCGGTATTCTGCTCTTTTATATGATGAGTATGTTCTGATTTATTAAAACACACCTGACACTTATCCATCACTATATCAGAATTATAATTACTCTGTTTATCTGATAAAAAATTCTTATCTGAACCAGTTATCTCTAATTGAACTGAACGCGCTAAAGATATGAATTCTTTATCTAAACCCATCGCTTTACACACTTCTAGGCCATAGATTGGTGGACCCGAACCTTTTTCTAATTTTCTGTCATAAATTAGAAGATCTTTTTCTACATCATAAATAATTTTTAAATGATAAACATTTAGATTCTCAATACTCTTAACTAATTCACTATCCATCAACTGATGTAAATGTGAAGTAAATATAAATGAACACTTCTTCAAAGAAAGTCGTTTTAACCCCGCAGCAACAATCGACAATGCCGAAACATTCTCTGTTCCCGAACATAATTCATCCCCTAAAACTAATGATTTTTCATTCGCCCTCAATAAGATCCCCCTTAATTCACTCATTTCAACCGCGAAAGAAGATTGACCTCTGAATATATTATCATTATTTAGTATTCTCGTAAAAATAGATGTGTAAGGTGAATACTTAAAAGAAGAACAAGGGACAAAAAACCCAGCTTGTGCCATAATAAGAGATAATCCTATACTTTTCATGAGTGTTGATTTACCGCAAGCATTCGTGCCATATAAAAGAATACCCTCTTCATTTAATGAAATATCATTCGGAACATATTCCAATTCACTCTGTATCTTCTCCACGATTGGATGCCGAATATCTTTCGCTAAAATGAAACTATTAGCATTATCGCTTAAAAGAGGTCTTTTATACACATTTTCTAATGAGATCTTAGCGCAATTAGAATAAAGATCAACTGAACCAACGAATGAAACTGTCTTCTTTAATAATTTATCATGCTTTAAAAAGATCTCCTTTATTTCTTTTAGATAATATTCCTTATTTAAACTCTGTAGCTTCTTCTGTCTTAATAGAATAGAACCGGAGAGATCTTCTATACAACCTAAACTTAAATGATAATTAGAACCCTTGCAAACTGTTTTAATGTCATCTGCGTCTAGTGTCAGAAAGACCTCTTTTCCATCCTTAAATTCAATATTCTTATTTAATAGATTTTTAAGACTCTTTTTAAGAGTTTCTGCTCTGTTTTTAGTCATGTATAAATGATAACCATACTTATCTGTATATGAGATCTTTATAATATCTTCTTTCTTTTTATCAATGTGAATCGCTAATCTATCCGCAATAAGTTTCAGATAATGTTTTTCTTTTTTTATCTCAGAATCTATTGAATCTATTTCTAAATAAATATCTTTCTGAAAAACAGATGTTTCCATATTCTGTAATGACCATTTCTCTAATTCATCAACTACGAATATAGATTCATATTTCTTAATGAGGTCTTTTAGTTCATTTATTGTTTCATTGTGATCTATCATAAATTTACCTATCTTTTCATCGTTTAAAATGGAAACTATTTTCAGGATATACTGATAAGAATTATGTAAAGAATAAAATTCATAAGGATTTAAAATATTTAAACCCATCCTCCGATGTAGTTTTTCAATATCAATAATCTTTTTTAGAGGAGGCTTGCATAAACTATAAAATGTTTCTTCATTATGTCCTTGTTGAAACAATTCAATCATATCATATCGTTTATTAATTTTATCCTTATCTAAAATAGGATATAATATTCTTTCTTTACAGAGTCTTCTACCGATTGCGGTTGAACATTTATTAAGAATATTCAACAGAGAACCATATTTTTCAGATGTATCTTTCTGAACAACATTTAATTGTTCAATACAATTATGACTCAATAAAAGATAATTACTATTCTGTTTAAATTCGGGTTTATGAAGAGATAATGTGTTTTCAATCTTATGTTCATAAATAAATTGAAGCATGTAAACATAAGAAAGAATAATTTCATTCTCTCTATCGAAACCTAAAAACTCAATCGGAGATAAAAAATCCGATTGCGGGAAATACTTCTTTAAGAACTCATTCTGATAAGAGGGTTTTAAGAATTGTTTATTTTCACTTTTCTGATTAATGTGGATATTATTATCATTAAAAGACCACATCTGAGATAAACTTTCTTTCGTAAAATTAAATTCATCATTATGATAATGTAATAAGATCTCTTTCGGATTATAATATTGAATTAATCTGTAAAGTTCATCATTCCATATTTTTCTGTCTTCTATGGAAGATTTAATTTTATGAACGTAATTTTTACCTGTTGAAATATCAATTGCCCCGAACCCTGCCGTGTAAATCTTTTCTTTATTCATTGTTTGGAACATATCAATATACAGAGACACTAAATAATTGGTATCAGAGTTATTATAAGAATCAATAACAGTTGAAGGACTAATAATTTCCGTTACACCTCTCTCGGGATTAGGAGGAGCTGTAATCTGATCTACTTTGATAATTGTGTAATCATTATTTAATAATATATTTCTGAATTTCATTAGAGCATGATCAGGCCATCCCATCATTAAAAAATTATCATAAGATATTTCTTTTATTTTTTTGTTTCTTCTTACGAATTGGACGTTTAAAATGTCAGATAATTCATTTAAATCGGGGCCAACGTGTATTTCATCGTTAATGACGGCATACAATTCATAAAATTGCCCGACCATCATTAATACAACTGTTTTTTGGCCATAGATCTCTGTGTATTTTTCGTGATAATTTAGGTATTCTTTTAGAATGTAGCACATATCGTCTTCTGACATAGTCCTATAATATTAATTATGATGTATTTTTTAAATAATTAATAAATTTGATACACTAAAATCAATTTACATTAATATTAATATAAATAATGGAACCCCAAGTAATTGATTACTACAATGAAATGCCCATGGGTATTAATGTTATTGAAAAAATGAATGAAGAATTTATAGAATTACAGAAAAATTATGATAAATTGAATAAAGTAGTTAATAAATATAGAATACCGTGTTTCAAGGTTGATACCGTTGAAGAATATAATGAATGGACGAAAAAATTAGAAAAATTTACTGAAAAAATTCACGAAATTATTAAAGATGAAGAAAGTGGATTAACTGGATTACCAACGTCTGGTATGATCGGTGGGCGTTATCTTAGTAATTTATATGATCTGGCTCAACTATATAAATTTAATATTGACGGAAGATATTATTATGATTACGGTAGTCCGAATTTTCCACATGAAGAAAAATCAATTGAGCAGAAATTAATTGAAGAATTAAATAAATTAACAGGATATAAAAATGAAGAATGGTCCGTTCATAGAATAAAATTTTGTTTAAAAGAAATATTAACAAAATATCCTATTTCAGAAGAATACGAAATAGATTGGGTAAGTGATAGAGTAGATGAATGTATTTGTAGCATTCGTGAAGAATTAGAATTTTCTGATGAGCCAATTTTATATTGTAATTTTATCCCCGAAAATTGCGAAGAAAATGAAGTATTTCCGGATCGTTCTACTTGTTTATATAACATGGTTTATTATAATTGCGAAAAATGTAACAAAATAAGTAACTATGGAGAACCTGAAAATGTAGATAATAAATTATTATGTGGTGATTGTTTCTGGGATTACTGCGACTAATAAATAAAAATTTAAATATTAAAATAATCTTAGCAGACATAATGATCTAGGAATTTATTAACTTCCATTAATAAATCGGGGCATATATCCATTTTAGACATTTGTAATTTTTTATTCGCTAGATCTAGTTTATTAATTCTTTTTACTTTTTTAATTTTATTTATTAATCCCTTTACTATTTTTCTATTATCTGATATTTCGTCATATATATACGATACATTAGAACGTGTTAAAAGTTCATATTTTTTAACATAATTATGATATTGATCATAATAGCTGTTTACATTATCATAAATTGATAATATTTCTTCTTTTTTGTCTAATGGTAGATATCCATTTTTATTTTGAATTGCTAAATATGTGGACCCTATGTCCGAATAATAACTATAATCTTTTTCAACTTCTTCTTCATAATATTCTATAATTCTATTTATTTTCTCGTTCGCTCTGTTACCCCAGAATAACCATTCATTATTTTCCCATAATTCTGGAAATGGAATCATATTTCTGTTTATAAAATGTTTTAATTCTTCTTCTGAATCCGCACGGTGGTCAATCCAACACATATCATGGACAAGTTCAATTATGACCTTTAATCTAAGATCTGTAAAACATAACATCCCATTTAATAATTTCTCTTTATAATATGGGACTTTAAATGAAACAATAATATTGTTCGCATGTTCAAGTCCTTCTTTAACTTCTCTCTGTTTTCTATATAACCTTCGTGTATCTTTTTTAAAATCTTCCATTTCTAATTATAATAATTCATTATTAGATCATATCAAATTTATAAATTTGATTAATAATTTTTAATTTCAAGGCAATTAATGCTGAAAGACTTATTTTCATATTGGAAAATACAGAGAAAAACTATTGGAAAAGTGTTTATAGTTTTAGGATTGTATATTATTCATAGGTTGGGTTGTAGGATTGGTTATTAGAGTAAGATATCGATGAAAAAAATATCAGATAGAATGGTCCTAAAAGAAATACTAAAAATAAAGGGGAAGAAAACACTGGAGAAAAAAAGGATAAAGAAAGAAATATTAGATTTCTTATTGGAAAATCTTTCAGATTTTACGAATAAAGCAATTAAAAGACTTTTAGATAAACACAATGAAAGATTAAATGCAATAACATCTAAGAGAAATTGGCGTACCTGGTTATATGTTAAAAAAAAGAGATATAGGGGTGAAATGAATAAACTTAAAGGAGAAAAAAGAGTCCTTAATAAAATGGATCCCCCCCCTGGAAGTAACAGAAAGGCTATCGATAATGAAGATAGAATTATTAATTCTATCAATAATAATGAAAATAATTTACCAGATTCTTTCTGGGAAAAAATCGAATTAATTCCGTCAGAGACTAATGCTAAAAAGATAACACACGATAATGGATTTTATATCAAGAATACATCTGATTGGAATGATTTAAAATCCGGAACAATGGAAAGATCCACGAAACCTAAAACGGATATGCAGTTATCGGATAATTCGAAAAATATAAATATATCAATAAAATCTGGTAAGGGTAGATTTACATCCGCAGATTGCTATGAAACAAGTGCTATATTTAAATCTGTTTATAATAATAAATATCAAGGTAATTTAGAAATTAAAGATATTATAGATGAAATATTAATGTTAATGAAAAATCTGGGAAAAAAGACGCCCATTCATAAAACAAGGACAGTATCTAGTATAAAAAAAGAAATAAAGTTAAATCCTGAAATTTCAGACGAAGATACAGAATGGGTAAAGAAATTAGAGGAAACGGAAAAGAAATGCAATACATTATGGTTAAAACTTAAAAATGAACACATAGAATATGTTATGGACATATTATTCGAATGTGTATCTGGGAAATATAAATTCGGTGATAGCGCGGGTTGTGCCGATTGGTTACTTGTTACAGAAAATTCCAATTCAGTAAATCCTAAAAATATATTTAAATTAGACAACAGATCACCAGAATTGGATTTGTATCTTGTTGAAGGTTCGAAATCTCCTAATGTTTTCAAAGCTAAAACAGGGGGGACAGGTAAACAAATGTGGATTAGATTTTTATAAACTTTAATTATCATATTTAAAGTTATTTTTTATCAACTGTTAACAGAATATGTCTTTCGAAATCAATCGTGTTTCTTACCCAATTGACTTTTATATCCAACAATTGATAGCACAAAATTCTCTTTCCCCGCATGGCAGAGAGAAGATTGTTGGAAAGATAATTATAAGAAAGAATTAATTTCTTCAATTTTAAAGGGTATAGATCTTCCCAAGATTTATCTGGGGACATCAAGGATAAAGATACACTTATTCACTCAATGATTAATTATCAAAATTTTTATCTCGAAAAATATAAGGAATTATTATCTCAAGTAAAAGAATATGATCGTTTAAAGAAGAAAGGGGAAACCTATCATAAACAAAAAAAATACAATGAATCAATGCAAGAGTTTAATAATGCTGAAAAACTAAATAACAATTATGATAATCTAGAAGTTTGGTATAAATCTAGAAAAGAGGGTGGAAATAACCTCGGTGGAATGAAGAAAAGGTTAACTATTGTTATTGACTATTGTCTAGATTAATATTATAGTGATCAAATGTTGCCTTAATTACAGTATGAACATTATTTACATTTACCGCATTACCGAATTGTTTATATGAATTTTTATCTAACTCATCAATTTTAAAATCATCTGGGAATGATTGCAACCTAGCACATTCTCTCGGTGTAATATATCTTTTTTCTTTTCCATAAATTGGAATCTGAGAAATAGCAACGAGAGTTGGAAAATGCTGTGCCTTTCTTACTCTAATACCCGATTGTCTTATCTGAATGAAATAATTAAAGATTGAATCATTTTCTTTAATTTTTCCAGCCTGCCATTCTAACTTACCATAAATTTCTCTTTTCTGTAAGATCTCCTTATGTTTTTCATACCATTCATCCCATTGAGGTTTATATTTTTTAATTAATGGTTTATTCGCTGTTATGTATCCCTTTCTCCAATCAGCATAATTATCAAACTCTTCTTGAGTATGACCATTGTAATGTTCATTAATCATTATAACAGGTGAAATCTTTTCCCCAGGAGGGAAGATTTTAATCATTTCTTCCCAAGCATTCAAGCATTTCAGAACATCACCATCTATAAAATATTTAGGATCAATGTCTTCTTTTTTATCTAGAAAATCTACAAATTTAAAATCATCTATTTTAGGTGGTAAAACTACATCAGAACCATCATAAATATCTTTCCTCACACATACGAAATAAACCCTTTCCCTCTGTTGGGGGACACCGTATTGGTGGGGTGAAATCTGGAAAATTTCAACGTGATAATTGTAATGGTCTAATTTTTCTTTAATGTATTCTATAACTTTCTTGTCTCCAACTTTCAGAATATGTTTAACATTTTCTAGAAACATAAACTTGGGTTGTTTTACTTTCGCGATACGCATAATTTCATCAAACAGAAGACCTCTATCGTCTTCGAACATTTTCTTCTTTCCAGCATTTGAAAATGCTTGACACGGAAAACCTCCACAGATAATATCTATCTCTTCTTCAATTTCTTCAGGATCAATCTTCCTTACATCTGGATGGGGTTCTACGCCATAATTTAGTTTATAGTTGGCACGACAAGCCTTATCAATGTCGCATGCTAGAACGCAATTGCAACCTAGTTTATCCAGTGCTTGATGGAAACCACCAATACCACAGAAGAGATCGATGTAGTTTAGTTTATTCATATTACTGTTGTTATTGTTGTTATTTTTATTATTTGAAATCAAATTTTTATTTTTTATTTCAATATCCCCTTTTTCTACTAAATCTTTTAATTTTTCCTTTATTAGTTCATCCACTTTATTTTCAACAATATTTTCTATTTTATCCTTGATATTATCACATGGAGTTTTTCTCTGTAAATGTTTCATATAATGACCTTTCTGTTTGAATGTTTTTCCACATTTCTCGCAACTATAAACAACCATTTTAGTTATACTTAATAATAACATTTTATTTTTAAATCAAATTTAAAATTTCCATAAAATTAATTCACCATAATTCCCATAAAAAATTTTTTAATAAATTTGATATTTACCTAATAGTATAGTAGCATATAAGAGTGAGAAAGATATTGAAATAATTATGGACAACACAGAAAGAAATCTACAATATTTTATATTCGGAGACGGAGATCTCCAAGAATTTATAAAAAGTAAAATCACTGATCCATGGGTAGATACACCATTTGAGGGATATACTCACCTGCATAACTCGGCTAAGGGAAATTTTGGTGAAAAATATGCGGAGAGAGTATTAAGATTCAATGGTTTCGATGTTAAACCTGCAGAAAAATCAACGAGCGGGTATGATAGATTCGTTAATGATAAAAAATGTGAAATTAAGTTTAGTCTGGCAACCAGAAATAGTAAAGATAATACTAAAGTAGACAAGGATAGTTTCATTATTAATCATGTATCTAAGGATAAAGATTGGGATTTCCTATTGTTTATTGGTATTAATCCCGAACCGAATGACCCGAAAATTATTTGGTTTAAGAAAGAAGATTTCATAAATAATTTTTCTGCATGTTTTAATGTTCAGCAAGGGGGTAAAAAAATAAATAATGACGATTATATGTGCACTAATATCAATGAACTTATTAAATGTGAATGGACTCATGAGGGGATTGAAAGTTTAAAAGAGATTATGTTTACTTAGAATTAGAGAGTGATTCAATTTCTTTACCAATATTTACAGGGATACATTTATTTTTTTCATAATAATCGTTTATTATTTTCATTAAATTCATCGCTTCTTCCCCAATATAAAATCCACGTTTATGTTCTTTTACTTTCGTAGTTGTGATAGCTTTAGGTATTTCTTCAACTTGTTCAACTTGTTCAACTTCTTGTTCAACTTCTTGTTCAACTTGTTCAACTTCTTGTTCAACTTCTTGTTCAACTTGTTCTTCTTGTTCTTCTTGTTCTACTTGTTCAACTTCTTGTTGCCCCATCATAATTGCGAGAACACCTTGTTCTACTTGCTCTACTTGTTCACCTTGTTCACCTTGTTCACCTTGTTCACCTTGTTCACCTTGTTCACCTTGTTCACATTGTTCACCTTGTTCACATTGTTCACCTTGTTCACCTTGTTCACCTTGTTCACCTTGTTCACCTTGTTCTAGTTGTAAGCCAACAGGATCCAGAGAAATACACTTGGTTTTACCCTTGCTGGTTTGCCACCAATTACCATGAGAATCAGAACAGAAACCGGCTGATGGAATAGTCTTTATACCAGTTTTATGTTTGAAATCGTTCTTATATTTCTGAAACAGGGAATTTATGATAAATCTGAATGGTATGCGCTGTGGTGAATCATAAAATGAAGCATTGCGACTTTTAACCGCGAAATAACCTAGATGTGTGAAAATCTTTGATTTATATTTTTTATTTAGAACGGTCAATTCGAATATATATTCGGAATCTTTTCCCGGAGAATGAATAGACCAGGAATCAGATTTAACCTTACCACCATGACACCAATTCATAAATGGTTTAGTTTTTTCTTGATTATAGAGATTAACTGACCCCCCCGATTGATTAGTCTGATTGAATATTAATCCAGGTGTAGTTGTAAATTTCTCTTTATCATGAGATGGCCAAATTGTATAATAACCTTTTATTTTTAAATCAAACTTATCACTATTAATCATTACCGAATCCCCTAGAATCTCATCATTATCAGACCATTTTTTCCTAGATTTTAGGGGTGAAAAGTGAGTTGTATTTTTATCACCACTATACCACTCAATAATATCTTTTTCAGGATTATAAATCCCATAAAGTTCCTCAGTGAATTTATGACATGAATTTACGTTAGCACTATCTTTTATATAATTGTTACCTTTAACTTTTTCATTATTATACGATACTTCCATATTCGTCATGTTTGAAATATACAAGGAATATTCCATTGGTTTAATATCATTTTTATCTTTAAGAGTAAATAGTTTAACTGTACCAGTATCAGGTATATTCAATTGTAGTTTATGACATAATTCTTCCTCTTTTTCACCAAGTCCATCGGTCATTATTGGAGTACCTTCTCCACCCAATTTAATTGAAAATTTATTTCCTACATTTTCTCCATCGTAAACTGTTGAACGTAAATAAATACAACTTACCGACAGATTGAATATTGCCGCAATCTCGCCGAAATTAAAATTTCCTACACCACCATTCATTTCTTCTAATTGTTTTTCTCTGAGGGATTCCATTATCCCCTCTGGATTTTTCATACCTTCAGGACAATCATCCTTCATAACAATATATCTCGCATATTTTTCTTTTTCCGAATAATTGATTATTTCATAATCTTTACCGAATAGTTTTATATCTATGGATTTACCATTATTATCGAACACATTATGGGCTTGTTCGGCCGAACATTCCTCAACTGTCATTTTAGATCCCAGAACCATGTGGGCGAAGTAGTTCCTTGCTTTAATTTCAAAATCAATAGTGAGTGAATTAGGCATTCCGATCATATTAGCTTCCATTTACTTTATAATTCTATTTACCAAAATAGAATCAAATTTTTTTACATAAAAAAATTTTTTTTTATAAGATTAATAAGAATAAATATTTATTTTATTCTATTTCGGAAAGTCTTCCATTGCACAATTCAACATATTCTTCATTAATTTCATATCCAATAAAGTTAACGCCTAGTTTCTTAGAAGCAACACATTCACTACCTGAACCAGCGAATGGAACGACCACAAGATTCTGTTCCCCTTTATTCATGGATGATTTAATAAGTTTTTCACATAGCTCTAAAGGCTTCTGGGTAGGATGATTAACCCTTTCTTTTTTCCCTGCACCACCAGCTAAAGCAGCTATTTTTATAACATCTCTTGGAAGAGCACCATTTTCGTGTGCTTTATAAACAGTTTCTTTTTCCCCATTGCTAAAACGACCCTTAGTAGCTTTTCTAGTTTTACCTGCCGCATTTTTAACGAAACCTTCCGTATAGGGTTCCCTCACATCATCTCTATTAAATATAGGTTTTTTATCTTTTGAACAGCATAGAATACTTTCATGGCTTCTACACCAGAATTTAGCTGTTGGAGTATTTTTATTCGTGTAATGCCATACAAGCCATCTTACATTATAACTCAAATCAATTCTAACTCTGATAAATGCTAAAATTTCACTGAATCCATAAATAAACATTGTTCCCTTGGGTTTCAATATACGGAATCCTTCTTCTATCCACTTATCACACCACTCTAGATAATCTTGCATTTTTTGTTTATCGCTATTATTTCCGAAATCTTTTCCAATATTATAAGGTGGATCGGCAATAATAGTGTCAACACTTTCATCACCTAATTTTTTCATGCCTTCAATACAGTCCTCTTTAATTATTAGATTCATTTGAGGAGATTCCATTTTAATTATACTTACTATTAATATTTTAAATAAAATCAAATTTATTTAACACATTTAAAACTTTTTTATTATAATAAGATAAATGCTACACTATATTACTCTGGCGAGATTTCATGTATACAACAAGATACACCAGATCCACCGGAGTAATTTAGAGAAGAGTTGGAACAGGGTTCAGGGTGAAAGAAGAAAACTAAGGATTATGATGAAACAGAGAGATTATTATGAATTATTAAGAAAGTATAATATTAATAATTTTTCGTAGGTAAAATTTGATTTAAAACTATTAATATTTTTTATCAAGAGAAATAAAAATGCCTCACACTTTCACGCCTGAACCGATTAAGAAAGCAGTAGATATCGGGATATTTAGACCATTAAAAGATGGATTGCTCATTGATTGGAATAATCAGTTTGATCTTAAAGTGGTCAATGCCCCAGTAACACAAGAGAAATTAAATGAAGCTTTAAAGAATCATCTGAAATTCGTTATCTGTAGAGACATCATTGATATGAATCACAAGGAATTCGGTGAGAAATCTTACTACACCAATCTAGGAATATCTGATCCAAGGAAAGACTTTCAAAAATTTAAAGAATATGCCCTAGCGTCGATAGAGAAATGTAATCCTGAAATGAGAGAGATAGCCGAACAAGGATACATAAAATTATGTAAAGCGAATAATGTTACAGGGGATATTGGGAAACTATTTGAATAAATAATTTAAAAACTAATCATTAATTTTTAATAAGTATTATGTTCACGATTTATAATGTTGCTTCCTTCGTTTCTATGATTGGAACTTGTTTCGGTTTATTTTCAAGAGTCCCCCAAGTATATAAAACCTATACAACACAATCAGCGGGAGATCTTTCTAATCAGACAATGTTAATAAATATAGCTGCGAATAGTTGTTTTCTTTTTTATACAATTGTAAATGAACAATATCCTATCATGCTTAATTGTTTATCGGTCATAACATTAGAAGGATCTCTTGTTTATATGAAACACAGGTTCGGTAAATTAAAGAAATCTTCATCACAGACGAATTTAATCGATGTAGATCTTAGTTCAATGACAGATCCCGGACCCCCTGCAGGGATGAAAGTAGAATCAGATTAAACTATATAAAAATATTTTAATAGAATAAAATAAGGACATGGTTTACAAGAGATTAAATTTAGGTTTTAGTTATTTTATTCCCAATAAAAGGGCTTTAGAGAAATTTATACCGAAAATTCCTTATCACAAGCAATATGAGACAAGAGATTTTATTAGAAAGAATAATATAAATTTAAAAAATTTTAAAAATTATTATGAAACAGAAGCATTTAAGAAATATAAGCCTAATCTAAAAATTCAACCATAAATTTTATTTACTTGATTATTGACTCTTATGAAAGTTGTACATTTAGAAAGATCTTTTAGATTTTCGGCATTTACATACGTGCATGTTGATCTTATTCCACCTAATAAATCATTTATCGTATCTTCTACCTTACCCTTATATTCAACTTTAACTGTTTTCCCTTCCGAAGATCTATAAACATTAACTCCACCATAATGTTTATTCATTGCTGTATCCGAACTCATTCCGTAAAATACCTTGTATTTTTTACCATCCCCTTGAATTAATTCTCCACCAGATTCATCATGACCCGCTAAAAGAGATCCTAACATAACGAAATCTGCGCCAGCTCCGAATGCTTTCGATGCATCTCCCGGACATGTTATTCCTCCATCCGAAATAATGTGACCCCCACAACCATGGGCGGCATCAGCACATTCTACGATAGCAGATAATTGTGGCATCCCGACACCTGTCTGAATACGTGTAGTACACACAGAACCCGAACCAATACCGACCTTTACAATATCAACTTTTCCATTAAGGATTAATTCTTCTACCATTTCTCTAGTTACAACATTCCCCGCAATAAGAATACAATGAGGAATTAAATCCCTCACAGATTTACAGAATTGAACCAACTTATCCATGTAACCATTCGCTACATCAACGCATATAATATTACACCTTTCGGGATATGCTCCATATAGTTTCTGTAATTTATCGTAATCTTCATCTTTAATTCCAACTGAAATCGCGTATTTATTGCGATCATTGTCCGGATAATTATTGATATCCATAAATTTATGAAAACAAGTCAACATATTAAATGTTTTTAGAGAATCATACATTTCAATTGTTCCGACCGTATCCATATTGGACGCAATAATGGGGATACCCTTCCATATCTGAGTTGAATGAGGGAATTTAAATTCTCTTTCTAAATTAATCTGAGACCTAGATTCCAGAGTAGATCTCTTGGGTCTGATAAGAACATCTGAAAAATCTAATTTAATGTCTTGTTCAATCTTCATAGTAGATAAATAGTATATTCATATTTTTAAATATAAATTTTATATTTTTCGCAAGTTTCTTGTATTGAATCTTTAAACCTTTGGGCTAGTTGATCATTAGGCTCATATGATTTATAATTTATTAAACATTCTCTAACTTTTGAACACACTTCGCATTCACAGGAATTAGTTTTTATTTTCCGGGATATTTCAGGTTTTTCATAAGTTTCTTCTATTTCATCGTAATCCAGTTTGTCGTCCAGTTGTTCTTCGTCGTCCCCTTCTTCTGAATCAGAAGAATAGTCGGGATCCAATACCTTCGTAGCATTGCCAAGACTCGTATCCATTTCATCTTGTTCCATCGGGACCATTAACCTATAAATTAGACCGCAGATAATATCATCACCCGTTAATTCTTTATCTTTTTCTTCGCAATGATCGCATAATGTTTTGGAGATCCTTACAGCGGAATCCATCTGAGCTAAATATGCGGTCATTAAATCCATAAAAAGTTTATCTTGGGTTAAATCCGATGATTCCATACTATATATTACATAAGTTTAATATTTAAATATTAAAATATAAAGGATAAATTGATAATATTAATTATATGATTAAAAATCCTAAGACTATTAATGATTTCATAGTGAAATATGATTTTAAAAGTGATAATTTACAAGATATGCTTGTAGAATTAGAAGAATATTCTGATAAAAATAATTGGTCTTCTAAAACCTTTGAAAAGAGAAGAAATAAATTAGAAAAACTATTTGATGAATATCTTTTACAATTAAATACGTGGTTAAATGAATTCGGTCATAAAGAAATATCTTCTATTACAGAAGCAAGGAAGGTATTTAAAAAAAAAATATTCGCATCAATCGGAGATATAATTGATAAAAAATATATTAATAAGAAGGATTTAAAATCTTTGAGAAAATATCTTAAAAAACCTGGGAAACTTGTTCATAGAGAATATGCGAAAGAATTCGGTTATAAAGTTTTTTTAAAAAATTTTAAAATATAAATGGAATCATCTAATATTAATATTACAGAAACTAATAGTTCCGAATTAAATGATGATGATTTCTCTAAATGTGTAGAGAAGTCTTTTAGAAATGATTTAGATCATATATACGAAAATAACGAAGATATTGAACGTGATATTCTAAATGCTATTAATTATATAAAATCTTCTCCTGCAAGATTTCATATTGTTACTTACATGAGTTCAGAGGGTTCGCTTAATAGAGCAATTAGAAGAGGTCTTGAAGAATATAGTGAGGAATTATTTGAACAGATACACCATTGTTCCGAAGGGAATAACCCTTGCTCCGATTATTTTACTAATGAATAATATTCTTATATTTAACTTTTCTTTTTCTTCGTTGGGTTTTTCTTTTTCTTCGTTGGTTTTTTCTTTTTCTTCGTTGGTTTTTTCTTTTTCTTCTTTTTCTTATTTGAACCGGAATAAATCGGCGAATCCAATTCTTCGAATGGTTTACTTGCTGTTTTACTTAGTTTAGAAGATTCTTTTTTCATAAAAAATAGTTTCAATCCTTCGCCTTTATCGTTCATTTTTTTTTTAGTATCAGAAACTACTTTTTCTAAAATATCTTTCGTTTTCATCTTTCTTGTTAATGCAATTAAACCCATCTGATGGATTAATTCATCTTTTTCTCCAATGCGGAGAAGTTCAGGTAATTCATCATCACCGACTTCTTTTAAAACATATTCGCCATATCTTTTTTTAGTATAAAGATGTGGATATAATTTAACCATTTTACAATGGAGAAATGGTTCCCTTAAACTCTTATATAATTTAGGACTAATTAAATTGTTATCGGTTAAATGTCCTCCAGGTAAATCTCTTACTCTATGTTCATAATCTAATAATAATTCCGCCATTAATCTTAATAAATTTTCACATGTAATTAATAATTGTCCTTTTTTGGCATTACAACCCATAAAATTAAATATTCGTTTATTCAGATTATAATAGTATGAAGATATTATTTTTTCTTCTTCTTTATTATATTTACCCCCTACATCCAGGTCATCCAGGTCATCCCCTTCATCTAAATCCGGCCACGGAGTTAATTCTTCGGAAGAATTCATATATATATATATATTATATAAATAGTTAAAAAGATATTAGCATAATATAATAATATGTTTTCTTTCGATGTTGATTTCGTACAGAGAATAAAGGTTACGGGGATATTCTGCTTACAGATATATAAGATTTTAACAGGGACTCTTTTAACGATTTTCGTTCCTCAGAGTTGTGAAACTTTTTTATTAGAAACGAATACTACAGAAAATAGAGTCTGTACATTAACTCAGAATTTTGAAAATAATGATTTATATCATAAAAAGACTTTATACTGGAATATTACAACCATGGTCTTATTTTTAGGATATTACATGATTGAATTAAAGAGAGAACATTGGTCTATTAAATATCTTGATATAGACAATAATAAACCGGATAATTCATTAAAAGAAATAATTAAGAATGAACCCGTATTAGATAAATACATGGATAGAATCAATATTTATTATTATAATTTTCTTTTAACTACCATATTCGCTTACGCAGTAAATGTTGGATTAATGGTGAAGATCTTATATACAGATTATCATAGTTCATCTACCATTTCTTGCTTTATGAGTTTCGTCCTTTTAGTTTTAATGAAATTGTATAATTCTTTCGTTGTTGCGAGAGAATCTGTTAAAAATGATAAAATGATGAGTGCTTATATGAGTGAATTCGTTTCTTATAATGTTTTAGATTCCGATTTCGTTGCTCGAAAAAACAAGTTACTCAATAGTCGGAGACCTTAATTTTATAAAACGTTTATCTCTATTCTTTTCACATCTTTTTAGAATATCATAAGTATTGTAACTATCTATTAATTTTTCGGTAATTTTTCTTATGTCTTTTTCATTAATATTTTTATAATGAATAGGACATATTAATTCTTTTAATTCTCCCTGAAATATAACATTTTCTTTAAACATATTCAGAGGTTGATAGTAAGGACACATATCTTCCTCGGAAACTATCGTGCATAATTTAGAATTATTATAAAAATCAGAATAAAGATATCCTATTTTATTCATTTTAAAGGCTTCATCTGAATACCAACCGTAAATAGTCATAATATTAATTATAGTTATACTTTATTTCTTAAATAAATGTTTACCCATTTTAGAACCTCTGTAATAGATTTTTCGGATGAATAAATTTCCCTATAATTAGATAACAATTGTAGATTTTTTTTTAATAAAGGTCCTTCTTTATTTAACCAAGTTGCTAATTTACTTAATTTAATATTGGTATCTTCAATTTTCTTTAATTTTTTATCTTTTTCTTTTTCGTCGTCTTCATCATCTATTTTAGGAATATTCTTCTGTAATTTAGCCATTTTCTTTTTAACCTCTTCAAATGAACTAATTAATTTTCTTTCTTCTTCAAGTATTTCGCTATATCTTGTTATCTGCCACCAAAATAAAAATTGTTCCTCTGTCATTTCTTTTTTATCTTTCATAATACACACGGAATCTTCCTTAACGGAAAATTCATAAATACCTGAAAGAGTTTCAATGAGATAAATAGCATTATGTAATTCGAATTTTAAATCAAGATATTTAAGGGGTCCATTTAGTCCATCCTCAGATAAACTTTTTAATTTTTCTAACCACATTATTAAATTATAGATATTTATAATATTTATTTTAAACTTATTTAAAAGATTAAATTAATGAATAATTATTATGTTAAGAAAGACCGATGCTAGCGATTTTGAAAATACAGAGAATTTAAATAGTCCATTTTCACAAGAAAAAAAATCATGTAAAGTTAAATATTTTATTTTACCCATGAGTCACGCACTCTGTGTTGGATTGGGTATTTATATTGGAATAATAATCAACGATTGGGGGGATGGATCTCTATAAAATTACTATTACTCTTATCATATTTACTTTTTTCTGTTTCTAGTTCACCTTTAGAAAGATGTGGACTAAAATAAACATTCGCTTTAGTTAAACCTAATTCTCCACTAATTGATTTCCTTGAATGTGCGCCCATCCTCATGTTAACGAGGTCTTGATACTGGATATATTCCAAGTCTTCCAAACGTAATGCCCCCAATAATTTAAATGAATCATAAAAACTTTCAGCATTGTGTCTTCTTAAAAATTTATAAATGAGACATTCTTCTAAAAGTCCTCGTCCTTCATCTTGTTCTTCATCTTGTTCTTCATTCGAATCATCTGAATCCGCGAAATCAAGATCACTTGTGTCTGTATAAAATGTTAATGTAATCTGACTAAATTTCTGCCATTTTAATCTTATAAGGTTCATAATATCCGAATAACTGATATGAGAACAATTATAATCTCCTATCTGGATCAATTTATATCCAATTTTAAGATCAATCTCTTCGGCGGAAACGGTACTATCAGTAATTCCTACAACATAAGCATCGTTTCCCCTGTTACCCCACACGATGCCCAGTGGTCCATCCCCTTCAAACTCTATAGTTACTTCAGATGATAGTAGAGGTTCACTTGATGATTTCCTCATATCAGAAGTCTGGGCGGTAGGAGCCCATTCTTTCTCCATATCTTCTAAGTTTGAACTACTGAAAGAAAGTGGAATCATATCGTTGGCCACGGATTTAACTCGTTTCATTATTTATTTATGTGTAATAATTTATAATTGCAATATCAAATTTAGTTTTAGTATTCGTTCTTAATTCGTAACTATCTTGATCTTCGTAACCAGAACCACATAAAGGATCATAATCTTCTAAATATTTAACACATGCGGGATCATAACCCGGCATAATTTCATAAAAATAACTAAAATCCTCTGCTAACTTAATATATTCTTTTCTCTTGTATTTATATTTTATCTTAGAACAGTATCCACATTGACACCCCATAATCCATGTTTTATTTTCGGGGATAATATTGAAAGGTAAATGCATAAAGTGGATATTTTTTATCTTAGATTTAAATAAAATATCTTCTATAACCACTTTTCTCTCATACCAAGATGGAACCTGCGCCGTCAGGGGGACATAATCTCTCCAGAACTTCCTCCACGTCCATATATATATTTTCTTCTGAATATCTTTCGGTAGCATTAAAATATTATGTTTTAAATCATTCATAAAAAATTCTATCTTCATCTAATCTAATATTCACTTGCTATATTTAAATAAATTCATCTGCTTGGCGTGATAGTTCTGAGACAATAAACAATATTCCGAAAATTCAGAAAGAGGATACTTATCCAACGAAACTGGATGATATCTATATTGATTTCTAATATCACGTTTTTTTAATTTATTTTTAGATTGATCTCTCATGAACTTAAATCCATTCGTACAGAAAACTAATTTATTATTCTTAACTATTCTCGTAAAATATTTAATTATATCCTCGTCCGTCCAATGTTGGATCACATCTTTAATTATTACTATATCATATCCCTCCGGAATATAACTATCTCCGATTACTCTATGTTCGAATTTCACATTTTTTCTTTTAAACTTTTTTTTATTCGCTTCTATAACACTCTTTACGCAATCGATACCTAAATATTTCCTATCTCCGAAATCTATATGTTGAGTAAACTCCCAATCCCCGCAACCTACATCACAAATTGTCTTTATTTCATTTCCATCTAAAACAGATTGAAGGACATCAATATATTTCTGATTATTCCTTGACATCTTAGAACCAGTACCACTTCCCCCACCCCATATTTTTTTATCATAAATTTTTGTGAATGATTCCTCCATATTGAATTTCACATAAAAAATTTATGAAAACTAACCGACAATCCACTAATCTGATCTATCTAAAATGCGATGCTATCTGTTGAATATCCGATACTGAAATCTTCTTTTCCACGGGTGTCCTCGTCCAATAAACCGGGAGAGAAGACCACTTAACTGGATCTTCAATCCGAACCATGGTCCCCTGATGCATCTTGAGAGGGATCATGTGTTCGCAACACCACCGCGCTTCCCTACTCCTGTCCCCCACGAATCTCGCATCGTAAAACCCCTCCCCCCCCCTGAAGCCTCTAAGTGTTTCACCTGAAACTACGAATATTCCACAGAGTCCCGATGAGATCTTTCGACCTCTATTGTCCGTGTAACCTCCGGTATTCTGGAGGAGAACGATGTCGCCAACCGAAACTTCATTTAAGAACTTCTTCCCGTATTCTTTCCCATTGGCTCCAAGAGAACCGATGTTCAAGTAAGGTTTCCCCCTTCGGATGGAGTGAATGAATTGATCTCTCCTAGAGTCCTTGCCATCCGACATCCATGCGGGGATCATCCACACTCTCTTCGTATCATTCGAGTGGAGATCTCTCACCAGAGACAATCCCGCCAACCGGTGTCCACCGTGCCCCGTCTTCGCTGACTGAGAAGAGATCTGTAGTGATGTCATCGCTGAGTGTCGCTGAGTGTCGCTGAGTGTCGCTGAGTGTCGCTGAGTGTTGTTGAGTGTTAAGTGTTGGTTGTTTCTGTTAGAAGATCTTCTAACAAGAATCAAATTTAACATGGGTCAAGAAGAATGTCTCCAAGGACTCACCTGCGGTCATCTTGTCTCCAGATACTCCCAAGAACCACTTTCCTTCCAGAGGCCTGGAAGCACTTTCTCCAGAGACTCACGTCAGATCTTTCAGACTCTCGTGAACATAAACTTTCTCTATCTTGAAAGCATCGCTATCATTTTTATAACGAGTCTTTTCCGATTGAGAAGCGGACCGATGGGTTGTTTTCTGCCACACAGGGATAAAATCGGGGGGAGCAGTTGTTTCAGAAATAAATACATAATTATTCTTAGACCATTCTCTCATTACATTCCAGAACTTTTCATTATCAAATACATCATAATGTTTCGTATCCGTTCTATATTTGATAGGAAATTTCGTTTCCTGATAGGGGGGGTCACAATAAATAAGTTTATTCTTAGGTTTAAGTTTATCATATGATATACATTTAAATTTTACATCTTTAATTTTAGGTTTAATTTTTTTTAATGAATTTTTAGCCTCTTGTAGATAATCTTCTTTTTTTTCATTTCTATATTTTTCGGCATATCCACAATAAAATTTTCCACTGAAACTTAGACCGAAACCTATAAATCCTTTTAGAGCTGAAGGACTTTTTAACTTTTTAGATTCATTATAATATTCTTCGCTTACTTCAGCAGGTGGTATAAATGTATCATTCTGAACTTCAGTCCACATCTGTATTAAATCCGGATGATAATCAGATGCTTCACAAGAATATTCATCGTTCATTTTCATTAAAACATTAAGGGCACCACAGAAGGGTTCAAGATAACCATCCACTTTATCAGATGGAACCTTGGATTTCATTAATTCGGAAATAGGTTTCGCGAGAAAATATTTACCTCCCATATATTTCATTTTGTTATATTATAAATAAATGAAAAAAAATATTAAATTAAAAGTTTAAATTTAAGGAGATTTATTAAATTTTTACCATTTTCTGACCAAGTTTTGGATTATTTTTTTCTAGAGTTTCCTTTTTTTCTTTTTTATAATCATAAGTACAATTATGCGAATGTGCGTTTAGATGAGACTGACAGAAAATATGACCACATTTACATTTTAGTACGATCATACCTACCTTTTTCTTGCAATGATGACACCTAATTTTTTTAGATTTTTTAACCTTGGATTGATTATCGTGATCCATCTTTAATTTAATTATAATTTACTTAACAATAAAATCAAATTTAAAGTATTATGATATTTAATACTATAGATATTCTTGAAATTATTTTTATTAACTTACCGATAAGAGACAGACTTGAATTCATAAAAACGAATAAATTTTATTATGAAAATTTTAAAAAAGAAATACAGAAATATAAATTAATATTATATGCTAATAAAGATTATGTAAATTTTTATCATACATTAAATGATTATAAATACGAAGATTATTATGAAAAATTATTTATGGATAAAATTATTGCTAGATGTTTTATGTATATACCCAGTGTATGGCAATCACGTGTATGCTGTTTATATGACATGAGATTTATTTTTGAGTTAATGTTTAAAGGATATGATCCCGGAGAGGGGGTGAAAAAATATAAATCTCATTTTTATATTCATTTTTATAAAAGAATAAAACATTGTTTATCGGAAAATCGTGAAGAAACATTAGAAAAAATAGAAAAAGATTCTTATTTATTTTCTTTAAAGAAAAATCCTAAATTTAGAACAGATAGAAATGGTAAAGATTTTCAATGGCAATCATTAATTCTTTATTAATTCATTCAATTAGTCCAGGCCCAAGAAAATTTCATAAAGTTTTCCATTGATTTATTTCTTTTAATTACTTCTCTCTTCTTAGGACTTAATAATTCTTTTATGTTCTTTATGTCGTTTTTATGTTCTTTAATATCATTAATATTATTAATATCATTATTATCAATCTTAATTTCTTTTTCTTTTCTAATCACATTCAAGAAAAAAGCATCAATACCCATTATACTAATATAAAGAAAATAATTTTAAATATTTAATTTCTAATAAATAATATATTATGAAAATAGGTATTATCTGTGGAAAAACAGGTGAAGAAGTATTGGATAAACAATTATTAAAAACAATTCCTAAGAAATATAAACTTGAGGGAGATATTCATACCGACGTAGGATTAGCATATGTTATTAAGAATAGATTTATGGATGTAGATGTAGATGTAATTATGCCTAAAGATATTAGTAATGCTCGTTTACAGAAAAATGATATTAATATACCAATTGGATACGATTTAATTAATGCTATTAATGATGATCCATACGTTAAAAAATTCCATGGTAAAGAAGGAATAGATCGCTTAGATAAAATATTCCAATTAAAAAAAAATAAAATATTCCCCTCTTATGAATACATGGCGTTTTTATGGGATAAGAAAAAATATTTACAACATTTACAGAAACATAAAATACCCATCAGTCCAACTATTTTTATTAAAGATTCTGTAAATATAAAAAATCTTATTCAACAGATCCAGAAATGTAAATGGAAGAAATTTATTATTAAACCTATTGGAGGTACAATTGGTCTTGGATTCCAAAAATTCACCTTAACTGATATTTTAAAAGATATTAGTCCTTTACAAGAATATTTCGATGAAAATAATGAATTCTATAAAGAATATTTAGTTCAAGAATTAATTACAGGATTTATAGAACACGGTGAAGTAAAAACATTCTGGATAAACGGTGAATTTTCATATGCAATAAATATATTTCAGACCGACCGTAGTTATAAAGTTTCAGAAATAGTTGATCCCAAGGTTATAGCGGAATGTATCAAGATTGGAACCAAAGTAATGGGTGTATTGCCTAAGATTAGTTATAATAGAAAAAAAGTAATACCCGCGATGGTTAGAATTGATTTAACTTGTTGTCATAAAAATAAAAAATTCAGTCCATCTAATTATTTCGTAAATGAAATAGAATCTGATATAGCGGGGACATATGTTAATTATAAGAATATAAAATATCCCGCATTAGAAGTTTTAGCGGATGCATATGTTAAAAAGGTGAAAGAGTTGGGTATAAAATAAATATATTATAAATTATATATGGATAATCCTAATCCTTTAAAAAGAAGAAATTC